TCGAATTAATTAAGGTTATCGCACGCTCGCTCGCTTAACGCTCGCTCGCTAGATAACTGGTATCTGGCAAGATACAAAAAAAAGGTCGAAAAAAAAGAGACCCTTTCGAGTCCCTCTTTTTAATCCTATAAAGTTAATCAAAAATTACTTATCGTTTTTGAGCCATACTTTTTTATACTCAGATTTTACAGCGTTAGTAACTAGAGGTTGTAAAATCTCCATAGCTTCTTTTAATAAAGCCATAACTTCAGGAGCAGAATGTGAAGTTACTTCATCAGTCCCTTCAGTTTTTCTAACCCTTTTATATTGCTTAGCTAAGGTCTCATAAACTGATTCACCAATTGAAGATTTATTAATTCTAGAAGATGCCTTTTTATCAACAGGATTTTCCATTTTATTATATAAATCATTCATAGCTCTAGAGCGTTCTTTTTTCAAAGTACTTCTAGCTTTATCAAGATTCTCTAAAAGTTTAGTACCTTTTAAAGTTATCCATTTACTAACATCAGTAAAAGCTGAACCTTTAGCAAATCTTTTTATACCATTTAAAGTTACACCGTCTTTATTATCAGTAGCAGGAATATCCGCTAAATTTAAAACGGTATGGGCTTTTTTATTTGCAGGACTATTAACATCATCGAATCTTACTTTTTCTACTTGAATCCATTTTGGTTTTTTTGATATTTCAGAATCTAAATACCAATAACCAATTACAGAATCATAAGTACCAAATGCTTTTTCAGTTTCGATTTTATCCTTAATAAAAGACTCTTCAATCAAAGATAATGCTTTTACCTCTAAAGGGTTTTTAGTATCTTTTTGAATCTTAGGATAAAGATTTTTTAATTTACTAACTACTAAAGTTTTACCATTATCAAGCGTTGTTAATGCTTTAGTAAAGCTACCATAGTTACCCTTTTTCATATCTGATTCTATAGTTACTAAATCAACATTTACAGAATCATAATCGAATGTATCTACTTCTTGATTCATACTTTCATTTACTGCCTTGCTAATTGGATTAGCCATAATACTATACCTCTCTATAATGATACATTTTATAATGGTTGTATCGAATCCATAACTACATATTAGATATTGTAGAATCTTAATCAAGCTAGGGACTGAATAGTCCTTAAGTTAATTAAGAAAAGACCCACGCTCTCGCAAGTGCTCGCTCGCTACATAACTGGTTTCAGTACGTATACTGAGAACAAAAAAAGGGAGAGCCGAAGCCCTCCCTAGATTTTATAGATGACCTAAGCTAATCATCTTCTTACGCATAATTTTAACTGCATAATCTTTAACACTTATATCATCATTATCAGCAAACCCAACACACGCAACACCATCAGAAGCTATAACAGTAGCTTTCTCAATGTCTTCCATTACACTGAAGTAAACTTCCTCATCATATCTACTTGATGAAGTCCAAAAAAACATACTACATTCTCTTATAAGTTCATCTTTATTCATAATATAAAGACGGGGAGTTAACCTCCCCGAATCCTCTCTAGTTAATTAAACTTTCTCTGTGTTAATAGTTAGAACACCGACTAGCCTGCACATAGCCACCACATCTTTTATTTGTTTGATGAGTAGCGCCCTCTCCTCTTCGTTATCTTTATAACCTACTTGTCTTAACAGATAACCTAGTCTGTCTTTAGTTTGTTGCATGTCATATGTGTCTATTAAGTTCTGCATAATCATGTTTCCTTTTAGTAGTTAATAACCAACCAGACCTGATTGATTAAGTTCATTATGGCAAGTGCAGGGTCTTAATCAAGCTAGGTACCACCCCCCTATGCACCACTTTGACAGCTAGGAGTCCCTAGCACCCCATACCCCATAATGTACACAAATAATCACACCCAAATGAAACACCGCCCCCCTTACTTTACAAAAGGCTAATTGAAAAAATTTTTAGTAGATTTTTTGAAAACCCTGTGCTAAACTAAATGCGTAAATATGTATTTCCTTTTAGTTATTTACACGGGGCCTACTCTACCCTCTCTTGAGTAGGCTTCACTTACGAATGATTCTCAGTACTACATCATCTTTAAAAATTCTATACAATGCAGTCATGCACAATATCTCTATATACATAATGTTCTTTCTCCTACTATTAGGTCATTGCCTTTCTCTAGTTTCTTAGTTATACTCTGGTCTTAGCTGCAAATAATTCACAAGGTGTACAGCGACACATGTCAGACAATAATCATATTGTAGTAGTCCCTAATATAGAAGAAGATATCCCTCTACCTAAAAATGCTGTAGAAGCATTTCCAAATCTTACCGTAGAAGAAGAAATTGAAGTACGCTCTAATACTATAAAGTTAGTATCTGATATTGCAGGAGAAAACATAGAGCCTACTAAAGAGAATCAAGAGAAAGCAAAAGAGATTGCTAAAGAAATGATAACCAATCCTAAGCTTAGACCTGAGTTCGCTAACTATCCAAATGAGACTATAGCTTTTCTAGCTGGGTTAGTAGCACAAAGTAATCATATGATAGTTCAAGATTTAGCTGACTTAAAACTACACGTTGTTAATAACTTAGTTAAAGAAGCTGAGATGGCAAAGTCATCACGAGAAAGAATAGCCGCATTAAAAGCTATAGGAGAGATTGATGGGGTTGATGCATTTAAAAGAAAAACAGAGATTACACATATTAGTAAATCTGGTGATGAACTAGAAAAAGAATTAAGAGAGACTATAGAACAACTTAAGGGTAAAATAGTAGAAGGTGAGGTAATAGACGAAGATGATAAGTGAAGCGGATTTAAACTTATTACAAAAGTCTTTACCTAATATGTCAGAAAATGAAAGACGTAAGAGTCTTTCGTTATTAAAAGAATACAAAAAGAATTTAATTAAAACACAGGGGAAGGCAAACTTCTTAGACTTTATTAGACATGTATACCCCGATTATAAAGTAGGAGCACATCATGCAAGACTTGCTAAATTGTTTGAAGAAATTGCAGACGGAAAAAGAAAACGAGTTATCGTCAATATCGCGCCTCGTCACGGAAAATCAGAGCTCATATCATATCTGGCACCGGCTTGGTTTCTGGGTAAACATCCAACAAAAAAAGTTATTATGGCATCTCATACAGCTGACCTTGCAGTTAACTTCGGGCGTAGGGTCCGGAATCTTGTGGGTTCAGAACTTTATAAAGATGTATTCCCCGATATCAGCTTGCAAGCGGATAGTAAATCAGCTTCTCGATGGGGTACGAACTACAATGGTGAATATTTCGCAATCGGTGTTGGCGGTGCTTTGGCTGGTAGGGGTGCCGACTTATTCATTATTGATGACCCACATTCAGAGCAAGATGCAAAACTGGGCAAATCGGATGTTTTCTTACCAGCTTGGGAATGGTTTCAGTCCGGTCCGCTTCAGCGTCTTATGCCTGGTGGTGCTATTGTTGTTGTAATGACCCGATGGTCTAAATTAGACCTTACAGGACAGATAGTTAACCAGATGGTAAAGAATGATGCAGTAGATGATTGGGAAGTTGTTGAATTTCCAGCAATTTTAGAAGATAAAAAAGGAGAAGAAGTGGCTTTATGGCCTGAGTTTTGGCCTATAGAAGAATTACAAGCTAGACGAGCCGCTATTGATGTAAGATATTGGAACGCACAGTACCTCCAGAACCCAACTTCAGAAGAAGGGGCACTAATAAAACGAGAATGGTGGAATATATGGGAGGAAGAAGACCCACCTAAGTGTGAATTTACTATAATGACACTAGATGCAGCTCAAGAAGCTAATAATAGAGCCGATTATAATGCATTAACTACCTGGGGCGTATTTTTTAACGAAGAAACAAATAACTACGCTATAATATTACTTAATGCAATTAAAAGACGACTAGAATTTCCAGAATTAAAGCAATTGTGTATTGAAGAGTACCAAGATTGGGAACCTGATGCATTTATTGTAGAGAAAAAGTCAAATGGTGCTGCAATTTACCAAGAATTTAGAAGAATGGGTATTCCGGTGGGTGAATTTACTCCAGGGAAAGGCCAAGACAAAATAAGTCGGGTAAATGCTGTATCTGATTTGTTTAGCGGGGGTGTAGTATGGGCTCCCGATAGACGATGGGCACATGAAGTAATAGAAGAATGTAATGATTTTCCGTCAGGGGCAAATGATGACTTGGTGGATGCTACAACGTTGGCTTTAGCACGGTTTAGGCAAGGTGGATTTATTCGCTTGCCAAGTGATGAAGAAGATGATATACAGATGTTTAAGAGTCGTAAAAATAAAAGGTTATATGCATTATAATGGCTACTCAAAAACACATGGGAAGAAATAAATTAATTGAAAGACTTACTGCTCAGGTTGGAAATAAAGAGACAGCTATAGAACTATTAAAAAACCGAGGACATCTTACTAAAGATGGAAAATACACTGCAGAAGGCATGAAAAGAAATATGATGACTGCTGAAGAAAGAGCAAAAGATAGGGCATCTAAAAAAACAGGTAAACCTAAGACTGCGTTTAAGTATAACCCTAAAACTAATATGGCTAAATTAAAAGGATAGATTATGAAAGGCGTTAAACACTATACTAAAGACGGAAAAGAACATAAGGGCTCATCTCATAAGATGAAAGATGGTACATTACACACAAATAAAGCACACACTAAAACATCAAAGAAATTAGTACATTTTAAAGAATTATCACAAGCAGCACAAAAAAGAGCTAAAGGATAAAATTATGGCAGATGTAGATAAAGGTTTATATGAAGCCCCGGTTGGAATAGATGAAGCGGCGATGGAAGAACAGGCTATTGAAATTGAGATAGAAGACCCTGAAAGTGTAACTATAGGTATTGGCGATACTGAAATAATTATTGACCCTGATGCTATGCCTGATGAAGAGTTTAATGCTAATTTAGCTGAAGAACTTTCTGATAAATACATGACTGAACTCTCAAGTGATTTACTTGAAGATTTTGGTAATGATGTTAACTCAAGAAAAGACTGGTTAGAAACTTATGTTGATGGTTTAGAATTATTAGGACTTAAGATAGAAGAAAGGTCCGAACCGTGGGAAGGCGCATGCGCTGTTTATCACCCACTACTCTCCGAAGCACTTGTTAAATTCCAAGCTGAAACAATGATGGAAACTTTCCCTGCTGCAGGCCCAGTGAAGACTTCTATTATTGGCAAAGAGACTCCTGAATGTATTGAGGCTGCTCAACGTGTTCAAGAAAATATGAATTTCCAACTTATGGATGAAATGCCAGAGTATAGACCTGAGCATGAAAGAATGTTATGGGGTTTAGGATTAGCAGGTAACGCATTTAAGAAAGTTTATTATGACCCTACACTAGAACGCCAAGTATCTATATTTGTTCCAGCTGAAGATATGGTTGTACCTTATGGTGCTTCTAATTTAGAAACAGCTGAACGTGTAACTCATGTTATGCGTAA